CCCATCGTTTATAGACCAGCTATTCACCTACCGATAAACCCCATTATCACTACCGTGTAATCCCCATTGTTGCTACCGTGTAGACCGCACCGTTACTACCGTGTAGGGGTTCGAGCCCAATTCACGCCAAATCAAAGCTATTTTCACCACATTTTGCTCATTTATTGGCGAATATCACCAATATTTAGCGAATTTCACCACATTCTCACCACAGAACCGCTCTAAGCCACGTTATTTCAGCCCTTGTCGGAGTATTACTTCTAAGAGATCGTCGCTTACAGCCGCTCAGGGAGCCTGCAGGGAGAGTTTGGAGAGTTTGCCAGCACCAGGCTACAGCCCGCGTGTACTGTACGTATAGCCAGTACTGTATGATTATACAGGGGAAACCGGGTTGGGCAAGTGGGGGTGGGGGTTCGCGCTGGGGTCCCCTCCACCGCTCTGAATCCACGGCTAGAATTCTGAAAAAAAATTATAGAAAATGGGTTAGAAGTTGCATAGTGATATGTTTTATGCGATAGTCTCGAGTAAATATGATTAAGACGATCACAATAAGGGAAATTTCCAAGATTATTGGCAAGCCGCCGTCTACTCTTTACAGGTGGAAGAAGGCCAAGCCTGGTTTGTATGAAGCTGTTTATCTTGGATGTATGGAGATGAAGTATGGCCCGAAGTAAGAAAGACTGGCGGATGCCTCAATGGAGGGAGGCTTGGAAGAAGTTAGAGGCTCAGGCTGTTGAGCATTCTGTAGCTCATAAGAAGTTAAACCCCGACTGGAATGCTGAGACGTGCTTTAAGAACGCCCTCATGCTTCATGATGATCTTTTAGATGCTGGTGTTCAGCCTTTGGTCAGGTTTGGTCGTGGGTCAGCCAAGGCTATTACAGAGGCTGTAGAAGACCCCGAACTAGCTGCCCAGATCTTATTCTTACGTGCTGACGCTCCTGATATGACCATTAAGGACATAATGGAGAAGACTCACGCCCCCAGGAGGATGGTCTCAAGGATTTTAAAGGAAGTCACCACTAAATATCCCACAGTAGTACATGAGGTTGAAAAGCTCTCTAACAGGGGGATTATCGACGCCTTAAACGAAAAGATCAAAATGGCTTTTCAGTATCTTGATGATGAAGCCTTTGACAAGATGACGGGTAATCAGATTGCTGTTGCTTTGGGGATTATGATTGATAAAAGACAGTTATTGAGTGGTGAGCCTACGGCTATTTTGAGTGTTCAGGAAAGGTCTAATCTGAACGAATTAATGCCCGCCTTACTTAATGAGGCCAATAGAAGACAGGGGATTTTGATTGAGGGTGAAGTTGTTGAGTGATTTCGACCTTGCCAAAGTCTCCCCAGATGAATTAAAAGACCTTTCTGACGAAGACCTAAGCGCCCTAACCTTAAAGGTTGTAGGGGCTTTACGCGAAGACACCAGACAGAACCAGATAAAATACTACAAACCCGCCTCAGAGAGAGCTAAGAGTGTTCATTTCTCTAAAGCTAAGTGGGTTGGCGTAAGTGGTGGAAACGGATCATCCAAATCTGAGACCTGTCTTGTTCACTTCATCGCTTTAGCCACGGGGGTCTTTCCAGAGGACCCTGAGTTATTTGCAGAGTTCAAGTCTCAGTTTCGGGGCCCCATAATTTGCCGAATAGTCCTTGAAAGCCATACTACAGTATTAACTCCTATCTTCCTCCCCAAGTTGAAGTGGCACACATGGACAGGTACTGACCAGCAGTTTGGGGAGAAAGGCCATTGGGGTTGGGTTCCAAAGTCTTCTTTGATTGACGGAAGTTGGGAGAAGAGTTGGACCGAGAAAACCAAAATATTAACCGTCCTTTGTAGGGACCCAGATACAGGAGAAGTCCTTGGCAAGTCTACTATTCAGTTCATGTCTAAATCCCAAGACCCTGAGGATTTTGCCTCAGGTGACTTTCACCTCGTATTACATGATGAACCGCCTCTCTACGCGCAGTGGAGGGAGAATCAGGCGAGGACGATGCGGGTCAACGGCAGGATCTTTCTATCTTTCACATGGCCCGACGATGCCTCAATTCCGGTGGACTGGATATTTGACGAGTTATACGACAAACAAAAAGAACCGAATTATGATTGGTTTGAACTCTGGACGACGGACAATATTCATCTAAACCAGGACTCAATAGCTGAACAGGCCGCAGAATGGTCTGAAGAGACCAAAAGAGTAAGGCTCTTTGGCGGGTCTATGAGGTTTTCTAATAGAATTCACCCTTTATTTACAGATACGACGTCTACGTGGTGTTTTTCCTGTCAGGAGAACGCTTTTATATTTGAAAACAAATGTGAGAAGTGTAAGGGGGATAATTTAATAGAATATAACCATGTACACCACATGGAATATCAGAAATGGCCTATAGTCTTCTTATTAGACCCACATCCCCGTAAGCCTCACATGTTCTTATGGGCTGAGATTACTCCTTCTGACGATATTAGAGTAATAGCAGACGGAGAACTATCTGAAACGCCGGACGCGCTAGCTAAGTATATCTTTGACTTTGAGGAAGAGAGGCAATTTAACGTAGCCACCAGACTTATTGACCCCAACATGGGGCGAAGTCCTTCTGGGATTAACAGAGAGATTACCTGGCAGGACGAATTTGACAAATCTGGACTAATGTGTGAGTTAGCCAACGACTCAAGTGTGGGAAGGAAGACTGTTGATCAGTATTTAAAGCCCGATAAACACACCCTAATGCCCCGTATAGTAATATCAGAAGAATGTCAACTTACTATTTACCAGATGAAGAGGTATGTATGGCAGGACTTCAAGACATCTCAAGAGAGAGACTTAAAACAAGTTCCACGTGACAAGTACGACGACTATCCAACTTTGTTAAAATATCTGGTAAACTACAACCCCCAATTTAACTGGCTATATCAGGGGGCTCCTACTATTAAACGACCCGGAACCCGAAAGGGAGCATACTAATGGCAACCATACACACCTGTGACTGTGGAAAGCAAAAGCCCATGAGTCCTGATGATTTAGTTTTTATGGTCTCAAGGCTTTATTGTAAGGGGGATTGTGAGGAAAAAGTTCAAAAGTATTTAGACTCGGTTGACGCCCTACATGATAAGGTCGAAAAAACCTGGAGCGATGGAATGAAAAAGCTCAACTCAAAAGACTTCCTATACCCCTATGATTTTGGATAAACGAACAGAACCAGGACACTGCTGGGTATCTGGAAAGCCTGTAAATGAGATTATCTCTTACCACCCAGACTCTCACCCATTAGCGGGCCATGTTAAGCAGGTTGGAAAGCCCTTACCAGAGATGACAAGGGTTACGTTTCTGCTTGTAGACGGAAAGAGAATGGACTTATCCATACACAAAGACCATATTTCGGAAATTAACCTGAATGACATCTGGCACAGTTTAATATCTGCCGAAAACACCGAATACTCAAACAGGAAACATTTGCCCCATTACGATAAAGAAAAATGCGATGAGGCCCATTTAAACCAATTAAAGTTACTATGTCCTCCTATAGGAATATTATGTCATGGCTGAGTCGCGCCGAAGAAACAGATCGCTAAAGATTGATAACGCTGAAGTATTTAGCCGAATTCATACTTTCTACACCGAAGACATTTCTAGTCGTGACGTAGACAGACCTGCGAGACTGGAAAGATACGCCAAATTCAGAATGTGGGTTGGTGAGAAAGACTGGCCGTGGGAGAATTCTTCTAACATACCCATGTCAGATATGATGGAGTCTTCCTTAAGATCCCAGGACACTATTCACAACACAGTAATGTCCTCAAGGCCCATAGTTAACGCCTCTGCGACATTAAAGGAAAACAGCAGAAAAGAACAAGTCATTGATGACTTAATAGATTATCAAATCTTTGAAGAGTCCGAGGGCGAGAAGCTAATAGGCGATGCTGCGGACGCTTATATTAACGACGGGGTATTAACTATATTCTGCCCGTGGGTTGAGGAAAACAGAGAGACTACAGATTTAAGATTATTCGACCCAATCCCCGAGGGTAAGAACCACACCGAATATTTCAAGTCCTTAGTCGCTAAGTCCTTCCCTAAAGAACAACCAAAGTTAGACATGAAGTCAGACGGATGGAACTGGACGGCTAAAAACGCAAAAGAACAAACTGTTGATATTAAGTTCTACACAAAAGACGACGACCGTGTTGAGATGGTCGTTAAGCAAGTCTCAGAAGTCTTCAACGGGCCATCCCCCAGAGTAATAGACTACGACGACATTCTTCACCCAATAAGAGTAGAGAACCTTCAGATTCCAGGCCCATCTAATCCTGGTGGGTCTTCTCATGTTATCTTAATTGATCACCCATCTGTTGACGAAATCAAGAGACTTAAAAAAGACGGCTTTTATGACCTAATGACCAGAGATGACGTTAGGTCTTTGGATGGACTTTCTTCAAACACCGTTGATCAGGAAGAAGAAGAACTCAAAGACATCATAGCCGGACAAAACAACGAACCATCGAACAAAAAGGCCACATCCCACAACAGACTAACAAGGCTTTTATGCTTTGACACTTATGACATAGACGGTGACGGGATTGATGAAGACGTGATGTTCTGGGTTATTTTAGAGCTTAAAAAAGTCATCAAGGCTTCATTTCTTGGCGAGTTTTATCCCGTCTACCCACCCAGAAGACCTTTTGCCGAAGCCGCTCTTATCCCTGTAAGGGGTAGAAGGGTTGGCGTTTCTATGCTAGAGATGCTTGAGGGATTACATGACGCGCATAAGGCTATTTTTGACCAGTCTGTAGATGCCGGGACTTTATCTTTAGTTCCCTTCTTCTTCTATCGGGCTGTGGCGGGAGTTAGACCCGAGATTATTGACTTAAGTCCGGGTGATGGCTATCCAGTCTCAGACCCACAAAGAGATGTGAACTTTCCCCAGATTGGTAA